TATGCTAAATAACCTTCACATTTTTGAATAAATTCTTCTGAATCTGTAAAACCATTAGTTGCACATTGAGCTAAAACACACTCTCCTACCGAACCACCCATGTTTTTACCACCGGCTGCGGCAGTCATAAGTTCAAAACGTACACTATTACCCATATTATTAGTATAATCAGTTCTTATACCAACCTGAGTTCCATCCATTCTAATTCTAACAGTATTATCACTACTACTTAAATCAGTAACAAGTATGTGTGGACCAGAATAAGGGTTACCAGAAAAAGAGATGCTATTTCCTATACCTAAATCAGTTGAGCTAAATTTACCATCAAACTGAGTAGCGTCACTTGTTTGTACTTGTGCGATTCTACCGTCACCATCTAACATGTTCCATAGAGTGTCATTGTTTTTATCAACTGTTCCTATGTCTACTAATTGAATTATAGTCCAGTTACCATTTTTTGGTACACCAACACTAAATCTAGTAACAGAAGATAGGTTTTGACCACCTGATCCTGAAAAAATAAGAGCAGGTACACCGTTAATACTTCCTCCAGTATTTGGGCCAGAACCAGAACCTTGAAGGTTCCATTTACCACCGGCAACTAAATTGTTCCAAGATGTAACTGCTGTTCCAGCTGTTACTATAGAAGAGGCAACATCAGCTCTCCACCATCCTTGTAAAGGAGAAAGTTCGGCTCCAAATCTTTCATTCGTATCTGGTAACCAAAGGTTTTGTCCTACGTTTCTTATTCCGAATTGTAACTTTTTATCTATCATAATTTATTCTCCTTAATTTATTAGTTAATTATTGTTTAAGATTATTGATAATCTTTACCAATGTTTGCTAATAAATTAGTTCCATCATTATAGACAGTTACAACATCAATGTCGCCTGCTGATAATGAAAGAGCAGGGAATCCACCTGGAAAAATACAACCAGTAAACGCACCTGTACGTCCACCTGTTCCATCTTGAGTTATTGTAATAACTAAGTTTCCACCTGTTGGAAAGTTAGTAATATTGAAAGTTGCGTTGTCTGCTAGCGTAACTGCAAACTGACTTCCTGTTGAATAGTCTACTTCAATCGTTGCTGCAGATGGTAATGTTACAACTGGATCTTCAGGGTCGATATCTCCAAAACTTAAAACTCCTGCTCCGTTAGTAATGATCGCTTGTCCTGCAGTACCGTCTAAAGCAGGTAATGTAAAGCTTACGTCAGCAGCTGTTGCTGTCGATGCTTTTAAAGAAACTAATTTTCCGTTAGTAGAGTTAAGTAATTTAAACTCTCCATCAGTTCCTTGTGACGTAGTTGTTTGTTCTTTTCCAGCTATTACTGGTCCTGTAAATGTAGTTCTTGCCATAATTTTATCCTCCTAGTTTTTAAACACAGTCTCTAGGCCGTCGACTATACGCGTCTGTGTTTTTATAAATGTATAGTGTGATTTTTATACAACAGTTTTAAGTAGAGTGCAAGAGATCCCGTAGTGTGGATTGGATTTTTCCAACGATGTAGCTTTTTATTAAGTAGCTACTGAAACTTGTGGAGCCGAACCTTCAACTGTGTTCTGTTTGTGGGCAATCGCTGCTTCTTCTAGCTTGATCTTTGTGATGATCTCTCTAACTTTGTCATCAATTCTGACCATTTCAAGAGTGTATCTGTCCTCAGCCAGAAACTCCTGTTCCCACTTCAACTCCAAGGACCTTTTTTGTTTGTATAGGTCTTGTATCATTGATAACCTCCTCATAGGTTATTCTGTATTTGTTGGAATCAAATGTATTATCTCCAACATGTTCCCATTTTATATCATTTACTCCTAGTTTGTCAACTATAGCTTGTTCAAGGGAAATAGCGTTATCTTCTGATAACACGTCAAATTTTGCATAATAATCGTACGCATTTATAGTCACGAGGAACTTTTTCATAGATTAATAGTTTGATATCTCTTCTTTTTTCGTCTTTAAAAATTCTAATTTTGTTTTTGCTAAAGCTACTTTAGTATCATTTGAGCTTTTTTCAATTATCTTTTCATTTCTTTTTATACCTTCTTCAATTCTTTCTAAACATCTTTCTTTATTGGGTGGTCTCCAATTAGGATCTTCAGTTAATATTTTTAAACGTTTATATACACCCATAGTAGTTTTCTTTAGTGAGGGGCGAAGATCGCCCCTCAGAATTTAGCTATTACGCTCCAGCAGAAGCATACATACCTCTTGGATCAGAGAATCCAAAAGAGTATCTTTCTCTTGCTTTGTATCTAACGTTACCAGTGTCAAAGTCACCTTCCATTGAAGTTTTGATTGGTGATCTGTTGAACATCTTCATACCATTAGGTACATCAGTTTTGATATAGAACGCATCTGTATCAGTTAAGTAATGGTTAATTACATAACCTTGAGGTACCATTCCTCTAGATACGATTGCATTAATATCGTTATCTGCTGTTCCCGTTCTACCTTTTGATTCCATTAGTCTCTCTGCTGTAAACTGCTGGTTAGGGTGAATGATTAATTTCATTCCTCTAGCAGCGATTTTTAGACCTCTTTCATCAGTGAAAGCAGAAATATCGATTAGAGATTGCTCTAATGATGTTTCGTTAAGGTCAGCAGGAGTTTGCAATTGGTTAGAGAACGTTCCAGCTAATGTAGGGTGGTTCACAATTGCTCCACCTGCATTATTACCGAAAAGTGATACTCCGTCACCACCTGCAAAGTTTCCATCGAAACCATTGTTTAGGACGTTAGCCGCTTTAACTTGTTTAGTATTAGCCATAGATCTAGCTAATGCTTTTGTATATCTAGACGCAAGTCTGTCATACAAGTTGTCTTCAATTGCTTCTTCAGTAATTGAAAACGCTAAAGCGATTGTTTCGTGCGTATAACGAGAAGTGAAAGTCTCTTGAGCATCATCGAATGATACACCTTGACCTTCAGCTTTAACTTGTGCGTTACCGAATCCAGATAACATTACTTCCTCTTCGAAAGCTCTGTCTGAAGTTTCGATATCGTAAATCTCAGCGTGTTCGTTCTCGTAGTTTTTGTATTCCAAGCCGAATAGTGCATTCAGACCTGGCTCTAGTTCTTTAACTAGTTGTGATCGTGATATTGCCATAGTATTTTATCTCCTATTCCTAGCTTAGTTTATGTACAAGTTACTTGCAGAGTTAACTACAACGACCATGTTTGCACCAGCTGCTGTAATGTCTTTGTTCTCAGGCGCACCAGCGACTCTGACAACTTTCCACATTTTTGTAGTAGCTGAACCACCGGCAACATTTAAAAGTACAGTCGATTGACCGTCTTTGTTGTCAGTAGCTGTAAACGATGTTACGTTAAAGCTTTTTCCGTTGTTACTTGTTGGGCAAGCAGCATCTGTTTTAATCATGTATTCTTGAATTGGATCGTCATTCACGAATGCTTGACCGTTGCTGTTACCTGTATTGAAGTCAGTTCCAAAGATTGTCCCTGCATCCACTGAATTTGCAAATCTTGGTTTGCTTGTAGAGCTATCAACGTAAAAAATTCCGTTGAACACACCTACTAACAATGTGTCAGCTCCGTTATCGTAAGCTGCACCACCATTAGCTGCATCATCTGTAGTTGCGAAACTAGCATCTTGTAAAAAACCTTCAGCTCCGCCTGCACCTTGCAGTGAAACTGGATTATTTTTGTAGATACCTACACCTAAACCTGACTCGACTAGGTATTCAGATTGACCGCCGATTGAAGGTGTATTCCCCAATCTTTCGATCATCTTTAAACCAAAGCCTGTTGTTGAGCTATTAGCCATAGTTGTTTCTCCTTAATGTGCCTGTCCCGAAGGACCTCCAGCACGGGTTTTATTTTAATTTAGCGGGTAGGAATTGTTAAAAAATTAACGTTTCTTTGTACCACCAAAAGTTACACGCGTTTGTCGATCAGCATTGATCGGCATACTAGGATGTTGTTCCCTCATAAGATCGTTGTCTATTGCTTCGTTTCTCTCCTGAGTTTGTTTTCTAAAGTACTCAGTTCGAGATTGTGCGATCTCTTCCGGTATCCTTGCCAACACAAGGCCACCAACTCCAATCACTCCTGCGTATTTTCCTTCCTTCATAGTAGGGTAAATGTCATCTGGATATTCATCAGCTCTCACTAATTCATAACCTGATCTTAATTTACCAGACATGTTTTTAGTATCGTCAAATCCTAAAACCTCTGTCCGTAGCCATCTATGTTTGAAACCCTTTGGCGCAGGTGGTGCATCTAAAGATGATGGGGGAGCCCATGTCGTAGGTCTAACCTCTTTAGCCCTAGACTGGCTTGCACGAGTGGTTTTTTTAGTTTCTTTTGTCATATGCTATACCTCCTTCGTGATTTTTAACTGTTTCGCATATTCTTCCAGTGGCACACCTAATTTTTTAGCGATTGCTACCTGTGAAGGTGTGAGAGACACAGTTTTGCGACCTGGTTTGACAGAACGTCTAGCCGAAGCTACAGTTCGTACAGGTTTGGTCGTTTCCCTTTCCTCGTTTGTATCAAATTTGTGAGGGAATTCAAGTCTTATTCTTTTGTCAACTTCTGCGTAATATTCGTCAGTAGCTGGATCAAAACCTTCATCGTCCACTAGTTTTTTGTGTATATCAAAAGCAGTGTAAGTCATTGCAGTATCTTTACCAAACCACTTATTATTTTCAGCCCAATCCTGTGCTTTTGGATCAGGTTCTCTAGTTGGTTCAGTTTTTCTAGATGGTGTAATGTTTACAGGTCTGTCTAAAAGCTCGGCTTTAGATGTTGTGTTTTTCTGCTCTTCTAATCTTGCTTCCTCGTAACCAAGTCTAGCAATTTCTTTTTGAGCAGTAACTTCAGCTTCTAAATCTCCAGCTTCTCTGGCAGCTGCTAATGTTGCATAAGTAGCTTTAAGATTAGATTTAATTTTTTCTTCTCTATCTTTTAAACCACTTGTTTCTAGTTGAGAGTATTTTTTCTTAAGACTATCAGAAGTTGCTTTAATTGATCGTGCATACTCTAAAGCTTCTTCTTTTTGTCTTTCAGCTTCTCTCATTTTTGTAGTAAGTTTATCAATTCTTCTTTTGACTCTCTTACTATATGATTCTAATTCTTCATCTTTCTCTTGCCCTTCTTCTACAGGCTTTTCTTTCGCTGGTTCAACAGATGTTTCTACCTGTTCAACTTTTACTTCTTTCTCTTCTTTTGCTTGTTGTTCTTCTGGCACATCAACATCTACATCAGGTCCTGATGTATCAATGTCTACCATAGGAACATCTTTTTTTTCTTCGTTGTCTATTGGCATAGTTTCCTCCTATGTGCTTAAATGTAATGCAACATAAATTCTGGGTCAGCAACAGTCCCCAAAACTTCGTCGTCGTTAAGAATACGGACTTCTCCGCCTTCTATTGGTAATCGTGATCCAGCGTACCTTGCAAAGATCACCCAATCTTTTTCTTTACACCATGCGCCTTCAGGAAATTTTTCTTTATCCTTATATGCGTCTGGTCCTATTTTTAAAACATAACCGCAGTTAGTTGCAATCCTTGCTTTATCTAAAGATTCTTGTGAAAATATTAAACCACCTTTTGTTTTTTCTTTTGGTGTAAAAGGTAAAACTAAAAGTCTCCAACCAGAAGGTTCTGGTAAGCTGTCTATTACTTTGTCAACGTTTGTTTCGTCAACTCTTTTTAATTTTTCTTCTTTATCTTGCTCTTTATATTTTTCTTCAAGAGCCATTTTTATCTTCGGGCTTTCCGAAGTCGATAACGTTTCCTTGCTCATTTTTTTGCTCCTTTTCTTCTAGCAGGTTAGAGATTTCCTGTTGTATTATTTGTAAAGCGTGTGCTTTCCCAAGCAGATACTTGTATTTTTCCATATTGTCAACCGATCCAGATGTATAAGTTTCTTGAATCTGATTGATTCCTTCTTTCAACATTCGTTGAATTTTGTAAACAATAGTTATTGGGTCCATTATATTTTATATGCCTGTAGTTCGTTTAGTTTTTCTTGTGCTTCAGCTATTTTTTGTAATTGTTTATCAACCTCATCAATGTGTTGAGGATGTTCTCCAATACCAACTGAATTTTCTAAATAAATTTTTATTGTAGCGTCTGCTTCAGCTATTTGTGCGTTATACCTTGCTTCAAGCGCGTCTATTATTGCTCTTTTCACCTATAACTCCTTTTAATGTTTTAGCTTGTTTAGCATGTGATTTAGAAGCTTTTTTCAAAGCTTTAATTACTTTTTTTACTTTTGCTTTTTTTGCTTTTGTCATTTTAACATCTCCACCTTCTTCTAGCCTGACGGATTCTAGAATTAGGATCGTTACGAGTTTTAGCTGATGATCTTTTTAATTGTCCTAGTGATCTTGCGCAGTATGATTTTCTACGTTTTGCAGCTTTTGATCCAGGCTTCACTTTTCCTGTCACGGCTGTTTTTAGTTTGCTTCCAGGGTTTGCACGTCTGTAAGCTCTTACACCTTTTGCTGTCATTCCAGCTCCAGATTTTGTTGGTCTATAATTGGCGTTCGGGCCTTTTGTAGTTTTTCTAATAGACATTATTATTTTTGTGTAAAAATTTTATAGACTTTTTTAACATCCTCAAAGTCTAATTTTTTAATTCCTTTTTTCTCTAAAAATTTATTAAATGTTTTTTGAGAATCCCTTAATGCAGGAAAATCTCTTT